AGCACCGATTTTTAGCGGAAGGCTTTTATTTAAGGGGTAGGCAATACCAATAGAAAGGAATAAGGGCTATATATGGACAAAAAAGCAGTAAATAAAGAGCACAAGCGCCTAGAAGCCCTGCTGGATCGGGCAGAAGTACCACAGCAGCAAAGGGACGTTTTAGCGCCTGTAATAGATAATATGGCATGGCAGCGGGTAAAGCTGGACGAAGCACGGGAACAGATGCAGGACGCTAGCATAGTATGCCACTACGACAACGGCGGCGGGCAGGAAGGCGAACGGGAAAACCCTATTTTTAAGGCTTATATAAATCTATGGCGGGCTTACATGGTAGGGCTAGAAAAATATACTTCTTACTTGCCTAAAGACCTACAGGAAGAAGCCAAAGGGGACAGCTTAAACGTACTAGCGCAAGTTAGAGAAATGAAGAAGGCGAACGCATGAAGGGACAGCAAACACCACGTATAAGAATAGAGCCGGAACGATCCGGCACGGACGGCACGGGTGCAGCTATGCTTATGCAGGCTTACGGCTATACGCTGGACGAATGGCAGCGACTTGTTATTGATTGCTGGCTTGGAAAAGACGAAGCAGGGCAGTACACAGTAACTAGCGCAGGTTTGAGCGTCGGAAGACAGAACGGAAAAAGCGAAGCCCTGCTAGCAAGATGCTTCTATGGCTTAGTTGTAAACGGGGAAAAAGTGCTATTTTCCAGCCATCAAGTCCGAAGCGTTAAGGCTATGTTTAGGCGCTTAGTAAATATGTTTACGGATAAGAAGCACCCAGAAATAACTAAGGAAGTTAAGCAGATCAGATACGGCATAGGTGAAGAAAGTATAGAACTTAATAACGGCGGCACTATTCAATTTATGAGTAGAAGCAGACAGGCAGCCCGTGGCTTTGACGGCATAAGCCTAGTAATACTAGACGAAGCGGCAGAAGTAACGGACGAACAAATAGAAGCTATTATGGCAGTACTTAGCGCTTCCAGTACCGGCATAAGGCAAATTATTTACGCAGGCACGCCGCCTTATACTGGCTGCGCTGGCGAAGTATTTAGACGCTTTAGGCAGACTTGCATAGTAAGCGCCGGTAAAGGGGAAAACAAGAAGAACAGCTGGCACGAATGGAGCGTAGCGGCAGACAGCTTGAAAGACATAGACATAGCAGATAAAAAGCTATGGTATGAAGCAAACCCCGCTTTAGGCTACAGGCTTACAGAAGAATTTACGGAAGAAGAATATAAGACGCTGGACGCTTTAGGCTTTGCCAGGGAACGCTTAGGCTACTGGGATAAGCCGGCAGAAGCAGTAACAGAACTTGCTATAGATGCGGAACTATGGGACAGCTGCAGAAGCGAAGAACCGAAGCCAGACGGCAAGACCGCCTACGGGGTAAAGTTTACGCCGGACGGATCAGAAGTAGTACTGGCAGGGGCTATTATTCCTACAGGCGCAAAGGCACGTATAACACTACTTGCAGTAGAACCCACAGGCAACGGCTTAACATGGCTTGCAAACTGGCTAAACGAACGCTACAAGGAAGCTAGCGTAGTAGTGATAGACGGCAAGAACGGCGCAGACGTACTAATAGACAAGCTAAAGCCTGCAGGCGGCGGGGCATGGGCTTTTAAGGACAGCATAATAAAGCCTAGCGCCCAGAACGTAATAACAGCAGCGCAGGGGCTTATAAATGACCTGCACGAAAGCGCCGTAACATGGTACAGCGGACAGGACGAACTAAGGGAAAGCGCTATAACGGCAACTAAGCGCCCTATAAGTGGGGGCTGGGGCTTTGGTGGACAGACTAGCGCACCTATAGAAGCTGCTAGCTTAGCTTTATGGGGCTGCCGGATCAGTAAGCGTAACCCTAAAAAGCAGATGCGCATAGGATAAGACAATATGGCAATATGGCTACCTTACAAAGCGAAACCCCACGAACTTAAGAACAGAACGAAGAAGCCACAGCAGCGGCAAACATATTGCAGGATATGCGGAAGACCTACAAACACAGGCGGGCATACTTGCCAAAGCTGCAAGGCGTTTATAGCTCAGATGCGAAAAGAAGAAAGGACGGGCAGAAAATGACCACAGAAGAACTTAAGCAGGAAATAGCACAGCGCACCGGCGTACCAGTAGTACTTCTTACAGGCGAAACCGCAGAAGAAAACATAGCACAGGCCAAGGCTTTTTTAGCCTATAAAAGAGAACACGAAGCACAGCGCCCTAAGAGCCACGCAGAACAGTTTAAGGCATGGTTTAACGAACAGTGCGGCATAGAAGAACAGGACGAAGCCGGCGCAGCACTTGCACAGATCGAAGAACAGGCAAGGCTAGACGCTGGGGGCTATCCTTCCGTACGGGACGGCGGCAGCGTAAACGTAAACTTAGGGGACGCCCGCAGCGCAAAAGAACAGTTTGCAGACTGGCTAGCAGATCGGACGGCGTTTGATCCTTTTAAGACGGACAGCTGGAAGCGCTTAGTATGATGCACACTTAGAAAGGCGGGAAACATGGCAAAAGTAGTTCTATGCCCTATATGCGGGGCTAAGTTTGAAACCAGCAGACCAAATAAGAAGTACTGCAGCTTCACTTGTAAGGAAGCAGGGGCAAAGCTGCGGCGCATGAAGTGGGAAGACAAAAACCCGCACTATAACACAACCTATATGCAGCAGTATAGGGCAGAAAGGAAGGGCTAATAATATGCAGGACAGTATAAAGGCTTGCCCGCATTGTGGCGGCACGGCTTGCTTAACAAGTAACTACAGCTACAAGACACGCACATACTTTGTTTTTGTAAAATGCGATATATGCGGCGCACAGGGCAAACTATACAACAGCAAGGAAGAACCGGCGGCGGCAGAATGGAATAACACCGCCTGCACAGACGCTATAAGCGCATGGAATATGCGACAGGGGGCAGAAGATGCGGACTAGAACAGATTATAAAATATGCCCCTTATGCGGCGCTAGTTTGGACGTGGGCGAAGCGTGCGACTGCCAGCAGGAAGAAGAACGCACAGAACGCCCCAAAATGACACGAAACACGACAAGGCTATACAAATATGCCCCTAAAGGTAAAAACGCCTTAAAACGGCAAATAAGCGCCTTATAGCGTATGTGTATATTGATATACATATATATTTATGCTATTATACAGGCGTAACAGTAAACAAAAGGATCTCGTTTACTTGTTTTAGCGCCCCCAGCTAAAGCACACAGAAAAGGGGCTTGCAGACCGTCCACGCTGCAGGCTTCTTTTTTTATTTACAGGCTTATAAAAAGTATTGACGTTTTATAATATTTTATAATATAATCCGAAGTAGGGCAGCAGGCGCATAGAAGTATACACATATAAGCGCCGGAAAGGGGGCATACATGAAGACAAAAAAACGAATACAAAAGTGCAAAAGATATGCTAAAGAATTTTGCGATTATGTAAGGGAAGATCTTATAGCAAAATATCCCCGAATGAAATATTTTATAACCTTGCAAAATCCTATAGTTAAATGCTTTGTTTCTAAAGGCTGCACTGATATAGATAATTTTCCACAAGGTGTTCCACCAGATACAGAACTAACGCCAAGCGGGAAACCCATAATTGATGGGGAATATGTAGCAGAAGAAAGCGCAATATACATTTATGATGTTTTTGAATGCGACCCAGAAGAGTTAAGAAGAACTATACGGCATGAATGTATACACTTTTTGTTAAATCAAAGCGGCTTTCCGTGTGACGACACAGATGAAATGTTTTTGTGTTTGGCGATAGCTTATGACGCAAGACCTTACGGACTTTTATATGATCAAGACAAATATAACGAAATCATGGGTATGAAATAAGAAAGGGGGCTAGCGCATGGAAATAGTAGCAATAGTAAACCGCAAGGGCGGCGTAGGCAAAACGGCTACAGCACAGGCACTAGGCGCAGGACTAGCACGTAAAAAAAAGAAGGTGCTATACATTGACCTGGACAGCCAAACAAACTTAAGCTACGGGCTGGGCGCTGATCCAGAAGGACCTAACAGCATGGACGTATTGACCGGCGAAGCCACAGCGGCAGAAGCAATACAGCACACGCCACAGGGGGACGTTATAGCCGGATCAGAAGCACTAGCGGGGGCAGATGCAGCTATAGACGGAACGGGCAAGGAATACCGGCTAAAGAAAGCTATAGACGGCTTGCAATATGACTACATCATAATAGACACGCCCGCCCAGCTAGGCACGCTTACAGTAAACGCCCTTGCAGCGGCTAATAGCGTAGTTATTCCAGTACAGGCAGAAGTATATAGCCTGCAGGGAATAGGACAGCTTAGCAAGGCCATAGAAGCCGTTAAAAAGTACTGCAATAAGGACTTATACATAAGGGGCATACTTATAACCCGTTACAACGCCAGGGCAGTAATAAGTAAGGATATGCAAAGCAACCTAAAGGACGCTGCAGAACAGCTTAAGACAAAGCTATACAGCACGCCTATAAGGGAATGTGTAAGCATAAAGGAAGCGCAGGCGATCCAGCAGGACATATACACATACGCCCCCAGATCGAACGCAGCGAAGGACTACGAAGCCTTTATAAAAGAATTTATGGAAAGGAAAAAGTAAAGCATGGCTAAGAAAGACTTTAAGAAGAACACAGCGGAACTATTTATAAGCGCCGCAGAAGAACAGGAAGCCCCGCAGCAGATGCAGGACACCGGCATAACTATTCCTAAAGGCTACAAGCTAGTAAAAGAAAATAAAAGCCAGCGTATGCAGCTTTTAGTACGCCCAGCACTTAAGGACGCTATAAAGGCAGAAGCAGACGCACAGGGGACTACCATGAACGACTTAGTAAATAATATCTTTGAAGAATATCTGGAAAGGAAGGGCAAAGCATGACAGCAGTGGAAAACATGAAACTATACACCCTGCAGGAAGTAGCAGACGTTTTAAGAGTAAGCCGTCAGACCATTTACAACTATGTAACTGCTAAGCGCCTTAAGGCTTCCAAAATCGGCAAGGAATACAGAGTAACAGAAGAAGACCTGCAGGACTTCTTAAAAAACGGCAGGAACGCTTAAGCAGCATATAAGCATACATTTAGCAGTATGCCTATAGATATAAAAAGGGGACTGTATACGCCAGCAAAACGAACACAGCCCCGCAGGACAGCATAAGGCCACGGGCTAAGCTATGACACTTAAACAAGCGGACAATATGCTATGGCAACATCATAGCAGAAAAGCCCGCACTATTCCAGTAGGAAGAAAGGACACGAAGCTATGAAGTACACAGTTTTAATGATGATTGAAGACGAAAGAAGCCAGGCAGTAGAAGCTGAAGCATTTAGCGAAGGAAACGCAAACATTTACATTTCTGCCGGATCATGGCAGCAGGCGCAGGAACTTTTAACGCAAGGGCAGGACTTAGCAGCGGAAGCGTGCCGGAACTGGAAGCCGGAAGACGTACAGCCGGAAGAAGAACCCGCACAGGATCAGAAGCACTACTACGATATGAGCCGCAGCATAGAAGAAATGCAGGAAGCGGCGGCAGCTTATGAAGCCAGCCCCAAAGGGCAGCGCTTTACTAAGAGCATAGAAAACGCTATAGAATTTACTTTTAAGCATAGTAACGGCGGTCTAACCGTAACGCAGCTTAACTACTTAGCAAATAAGCACTACAACAGCCTACTAAACGGCAGCTTTGATCTAACGGCACTTGCCTACAGGCGGGGCTACATGAACGGAAAGGCAGCCGGTAAAAAGATATGATACAGGAAGGACGGCAAACTATGTATTTTAAGGCAACGGCGGCTGAACAGAAGAAGGCGCAGGCAATTAAAGACAGCTATAAACCAGAACTTGACAACTTAAGCGCTGCTATGAACGCAGCACAGGGCAATAAGGAAGAATGGCTAAGCCTACAAGTGAAATATCAAGCCGCTATGGACAGTATGCAGGCAGAACTTGACGGGCTTTTAGATCAGATGCAGCGCAAGCGTTTTAAGAAGATCGCACAGGGCGGCGCAGATGCGATTATAAGCCACGCTAAAGAGCAAATACTCTTACTGCTCCCAGATATACACAGGGTAACTTATAACCACTTCCAGCACGAAGTAGACAACCTGCAGACAGATACACTTAAGCGCTTAGGCGTAGGAACTATTAAAGCCGGCAAGCTGCTATTAAATGCCAACTACGCAGCACAGGCGCTTAAAACCGAACTTTATTTACACATAGAAGCACTTAAGGATAACAAGGACACCTTAAGGGAACTACTGGAAGCAATTATAGAAGCAGTAGAAGTAAGCGACCTTACAGACAATGCAGACATAACAGACGGGCAGCAGCCTTTAGGTATTAAGCGCTTTAGGCGTAACCCTTTAGGGGATATTACAAGCTACGGGCTTATGAATGACCATGTAAACAGCCAGCTTTTACAGGAAGGGGAACTATTCCAACAAACAATAAACGGACAGCTTACTATGCTATCACGTTACAATGTGCCACAAGGCGCAAGCGCTTACGTACTTGTTGCGCTTAGCTATGAAGGGGCAAACTACAAGCTAAACAGAAGGCTAACTGCTTTCGATAAGCAAGTATATGAAGCAGTAGCAACACGCTTTCACTACTGGCAGCAGGACAACCCGCAGAAGCCCTTATACATCACGCCGCAGGAAATATGGCGCACCATGAACGGCAAAAGCAGCAGGGACGGCAAGGCAAAACCCAGCGACAAGCAAATAAAGAGAATATGCGACAGCTTAGACAAGATGCGCTTTACACGCTTTTACATGGATATAAGCGCAGAAATAGCCGCCTTTAATCTGGCTATTGATGACGAGCGCATAACCGGCGGGCGTATAGAAACCTACGTACTGAACAGCAGCAAAGTAGAATTTACGACAGACAAGGGCAACACAGTACAGGGCTACAGGATAGGCGAAGAACCTATACTATACACCTACAACAAGGCTAAAAATCACTTACTATATGTGCCTTATGAAATGCTGGACACTTCACAATTTACCAGCGACAGCGAAAACGTAACAGAATTTAAGGGCTACTTGCTGCAGCAAATACAGCTTATGAAGAACGCACAGGAAGGCGGCAAACGCTTTAAGCGCAGCAACGTAATACTACTAGAAACCATTTACAGGGACACCGGCATACTACCGCCGGAAGAACGCATAGAAGGGGACTATGCAAACGAAGCCACACGCCAGCAGATCATAAGGCGAAACAGGAAGGCAGACCGGCAGAAAATAGAAGGACTGCTGGACGCATGGAAGGCTAAAGGCTGGATAAACGGCTATACTGTACTTAATGCTAAGAATGAGCCTATAAAAGAAAAGCAGCAGGCGAAGGGCTACAGCATAAGCATATAAGCACATACCTATACTGTTATACACATACTAATATACACATAGTTTTAATAGACGGATAAAGTGCTACAGATAGAAGTAAAAAGTGCTACAGATTTACAATTATAGACGGAAAAAGTGCTACAGATAGACGGATAAAGTGCTACAGATGCACTTCACAAAAACCGCCACAAAGCCAGTATTTAAGCGGCTTGCGGGGAATGGACGAAAAAGCCATATAATACTTATAAAAGTATATATATAAGTATTATATGGGCCACGCCGCCCCCGCTTGATGCGGGCGGGTGGCGGTTGATAATATAAAAGCGAAAAATCCTTTTTTATTGGCCAGGGGGTTTACAGATCCTGGCAAAGGGAAAGTAACAACCCCCGCAGATAGTTAAAAAAACAAAAAAAGATATTTATGCGCACAATTAGAATTTAACGCATAGATATAAAACTATTCGTCTAACGTACATTAGACGAAAAGTAAAACACAAAAAAGGGCAGCCCAATTGTTGGCGAATTAGAACGGCTGCCCCCAACCGTCAACACAACATTACGTGCAGCGCAACGGCTTTATTTATTATAGGCAGGCCGTCTGCAAAGCGCAAGCAGGAGGCAGAAGAAATGGACAGAGAACAGGCACGGCAACAGATAAAGGCAGACTGGCGCAACCTTATTACAGGAATAGCGCAGCCGGCACGGCAGAAGGTAAACAGGGAAACAAGTTATATATGCCCGTTATGCGGACACGGAACGCACGGGGACGGCTTGACACGTAACCCTAAGAGCGAAGACGGCAACGGCTTAAAATGTTTTGGCTGCGGCTTTAGTGGGGATATTTTAGACCTATACCAGAAAGTAAAAGGCGTAGACTATAACGAAGCCTTAACAGACTTAGCCGAACAGATCGGCGTAAGTATTGAGAAGGGCGCACACGTAACGCCTGCACCGGCTAAGAAGCCGAAAAAGGAAGCACCCACAGAAGACTATACGGACTACTACAAGCGGACGCAGTCTTCCAGATCAGAAGCACCGGCACAGGAATACTTAAAAAGCAGGGGCATAAGCGAAGCAGTAGCGGCTAAGTACTGGCTGGGCTATGATCCGGCATACAGCACTTTTAACATAGCCGAAGACGGGCAGCAGTCTTTTACTAAGTGGCGTGCACTTATTATTCCTACAGGCAAGGGCAGTTATATAGCCCGCAACATAGACAGGCCACAGCCGAACGAAAAGAAGAACCGCTACAGGAAGAAGGGCGCAAGCCTTATATTTAACAGCAAGACACTTTACACAGCCAGCAAGCCTATTTTCGTAGTAGAAGGCGAACTGGACGCACTAAGCATTATAGAAGCGGGCGGCGAAGCTATAGGCTTAGGCAGTACTAGCAACTATACACAGCTGCTTAGCCTGCTTAAGAAGAAACCAGCAGCACAGCCCCTTATACTTGCACTAGATGCAGACGAAGACGGCAAAAACACGGAAAACAAACTAGCAGAAGAACTTACAGCCCTGCAGGCTTCCTTTTATCGGTACAACCTTTACGGCGCAGCTAAGGACGCTAACGAAGCGCTGCTACTGGATCGGGACGGCTTTATAAGTGAAGTACGGGCAGCGGAACGGGCGCAAGAAGCAGAACTGGAAGCAATAGCGGAAGCTGCAAAAGAAGACTACCTAAAGACCAGCGCCGCAAACGCCTTGCAGGACTTCTTAGGCGGCATACAGGCAAGCGCAGACACGCCGGCACTTTGTACGGGCTTTGATAATCTGGACAGCGCACTAGACGGCGGGCTATACGAAGGGCTTTATATTATCGGCGCTATATCATCACTAGGCAAAACAACGCTAGCCCTGCAGATCATAGACCAGCTAGCGCAGCGGGGGCAGGACTGCTTAGTATTTAGCCTTGAAATGGCACGGCATGAACTTATAGCAAAGAGCATAAGCAGGCATACTTTTTTACTGGCAGAACGCAAAGCAGATGCGAAGACCACAAGGGGAATAACAGCCGGCGCACGCTGGAAGAACTACAGCAAAGCAGAACGAGAACTAATAAATAAGGCGCTTGCTTCCTACAAGAACTACGCCCAGCATATTTACATACATGAAGGCATAGGGGACATAGGCGTAGAAAAAGTAAAGGAAGTAGTACAGCAGCATATAGCTATAACCGGCAATAAGCCAGTAGTGCTTATAGACTACTTGCAAATACTAGCCCCCTACGATATGCGGGCAAGCGATAAGCAGAACACGGACAAAGCCACGCTAGAACTTAAGCGCCTTAGCCGTGACTGCAAAATACCCGTAATAGGTATAAGCAGCTTTAACAGGGACAACTACACAGCGCCGGTAAATAATGCCAGCTTTAAGGAAAGCGGCGCAATAGAGTACAGCGCAGACGTTTTAATAGGCTTGCAGTATGACGGCATGGACTACCAAGAAGGCGAAGCGGACAACGCACGACAGAAGCGTATACGTGAACTGATCCGAACGAACGAAGGCAAAGCCAGGCAGGGCGAAGCGCAGCTAATACAGGCTAAAATACTAAAGAGCCGTAACGGAAGCAAAGGGCAGGCACTATTTAGCTTTTATGCTATGTTTAACTGCTTTAAGGAATATACGCCGGACTTCCAGCAGGACAACGGCACAGCTGCAAATATCTTTAAGGGCATGACAGCCAAGTAAGCACATAACAGCATACACATAACCACAGAAGGGCTAACAGTCTAAAGCAGGCTGCTAGCCTTTTCTTATGGGCTTCTTTATTTGACGATAAAACAGTTTTACGATACAATATAGAAAACAGCATAACAGCACGGAATAGGGCGCTACAATGGGGCTTAACCTATAAGCTATCAAACCAGCCGAACGGGGGCAGCGCATAACCTAAACTGAACGGGCTATAAAAAGACAGAACAGGAAGCAGAACGCTTTAACCGGCGTTTATTGCTTCCTTTTTTGTTATATGCAATTTAACAAATAAACAAAAGAAAGGCAGGAACTTTAATTATGACAAAGAGCGAAAGCGCACGAATTAACAAGGAACTTAAGGCACTGGTAAACGAATACAGGGACAGCTACGAAGCCCTGCGGCAGAAGTCAGAAGCGAAGTATAAAACCACGCTGCAGCCCGGCGCAACATTTCACCCCCAGAAGGGTTTTTACTACGAAGAAGAAAGGGCGGCTTTTAATTCTGTATGTGACCGCTTAAGAGAAAAGGCGCACGCCCTTGTAGACGGCGCAACGCTTGACATCATGGCACAGAATACAGCCGCACCCAGTACCGAAGCTGTAAACGTAGTTACACTTCTAAATTCCCGCCAGAACGTAAGCGCTGATGAAATAGACCAGCTTATGACGAAGTACGGAACGGACTGCCCTATGGTATACAAGGCCTTGCACGAAAAAGCGGAAAGCCTGGGCTACCATGATTTTAAGCCGCACCCCATAGCACAGGCCGCCGAAAACGTAGAAGCTATGAACAGCTTAATAGATAGGACGTTTGGCACAACTGCAGCAGAAAATAGCAACATGGTAGTAACTACTGCGGCATTTAATGTAACAGTAGACAGCGCTTTTCCTGCAGAAGAATAAGCCAGCATGAAGAAGCTAAACATAGATAAGCCCTTAAAAGTGCAGGCGCTTTACCTTAAAGGCAATAATAAGCCCTTGCGTAACCGCATAGTATTTATTGCCGGTAACTTCCTTATAGTGGCGCAGGATGAGGAAGACACAGCACCCACATGGTACAACGTGGATAAGGTGGACAAGCTGGAAGGCGTGGAACAGATACCAGACCCGCCACGCCGTGCAGTATGGGTATAACCATATACACATACAAGCACACACATGACCGCAAGGGGGTAAGGGAAAAGAACCCGCCCCCAGCAGAAAGGACGGGGGCATGGCTATAAATCCACGCTGGAAGACCGGCAGGCGTAGACAATACCAGCAGCGCTTTAAGGCTATGGGGCTACCGTGCGCACTATGCGGCAAGCCTATAGACTATACGCTACCTTACTACGTCACGGACGAAGAAGGGCGCAGACACGTTAATATGCTGGCCTTTGTTATTGATGAAAAGATACCAGTAAGCAAGTGGCAGCAGGGCGGCTATAACAGCGCCGCAGAATGTGCAAACGACTACAGCAACCTACAGCCAGCGCACGCAATATGCAACGCACGAAAAGGAAACAAGGAAAACTTTTTTTTACAGGCCGGAAAGGATCAGCAGCAGCCTAAAAGGATCATGTTAGACGGCAAGTGGTAACCCACGGGGACTCCGCCCGCCCCTTGCTTCTTGCC